AAATTTTGTACCTTCTACGCCCTTATAGCCATAGCTTGATGTTTGCGCGAAGTGTTCGGCTTTTGCAACTGCCATACCTTCTTTTTGCAGCTTGTCAAAACCACTACCTGTCCCGTTAGTTTTGAATTCTGCCAGAATTGGTTCTGGAATGCCGTAACGTTCTGGCAAAATCATAATGCCGTCAAGCGAACCGCCGAAATGACCCATTACATCGCTAATTCGATATTGTGGGTATTCGCCCTTTTCATTCGGCGCAACACTGCGATTTTCAAACCAGATTTTTGCGCCAATGCCTTCTATCCATTCAATAAAGCGCGCTTCCTCACGATGGCCGCGATTGAACAGGCGTTGAACGCGTCCGCTATGCGGTTCGGCATAGACCCAACGGAACACGTACCAAAGATAACGCTTGCATTCGCGTCCTATCAAAGATGCGCCTAAGTGCGTTCTGTGTCCGTCATTATACGTTGTTGCACAATAGTGGTCAATATCGGCAAGCAATTGCTTTGCTACTTGCGTTGCTACGCCTGGGCTTGCAAGGTCAACGGTTTGCTTTCCTGCGGTCGATAAGGCTTGTTGCGCGTTTGTTTCGTTCGTGTGATTTTGCATTTTTCTTTGCTTTCCGGCGTTCAAGCGATTTAATATTCTGGTTTAAATACTCGGTACAAATTGCAACGGTTTTCTTTAATTGTTCGTTTGAAAGCAACGATATGTGACAGCTTTCTAAATCAATTTCAAGTGCGGCGGCAAGCCATGCATAAGCTTTGCTTCGCGTCATGTATTGATTTTCCCACAATGGATCTAACGCCAAATGAGCATTCTTTCTTAGTAATCTTGTGAATCTATCGGCCATTCGGCCCAACGGGTTTTGCGTGTTCGGGTGACACCCAACAGCCGCGCCGCAATCATTGCAGCAAAACACGTAAGGCCATGCGCCAAGCCTACGCCCGTAAATTTTATCGTTTGAAGTGAATTCTATTCGGATTGAATTGCAGTTATCGCAATGGGTAGGAACTGGCAACGTTCGTAATGTATTTGAATATTTATGCACAACGCGCCCTTAAAACACGTAAGGGCCGAAGCCCCTACGTTTAAACTACGATTTGATTACTTATGACCCCAAGCAGGTTGACCGCCAGCCGGTGCGCCGCCTTGCTGTTGTTGCCAGCCGCCAGCCGGTGCGCCGCCTTGCTGTTGTGCTGGTGCTTGCTGCTGTTGCTGTGCTGGCTGGCCGCTGTTGCCCCATGCTGCGCCCTGGGCTGGTGCTTGTTGCTGCTGTTGAAAGCCGCCGCCTTGTGGCTGTTGTTGCTGGAAGCCTTGCGCCGGTTGCTGCTGTTGTTGCGCTGGCTGTTGTTGGGCGAAACTTTGGGCCGGTTGCGCTTGCTGTTGACCTGCACCAGCTTTGCCGGGTTCGTTGCCGTTAATGTCAAACACTTTTTTAACTTCGGTGTAGCCTTTGGAATCAGGGTCGCCCGGTGCATGGCCCTTTTGAAATGCCACTTCAATTACGAATGGCAGGTTGTGCATTGCTTGCGTGTCTTGCACGTTATACACGCCAATTACGTGACACAGTGCGGACATTTGACGATGCGCAATTTCAACAGCCTTTTCGGACTTGTTGTACAGATTCAGACGATATGCGCCGGTTGCGCCGGTTTGCGGTCCGTCAATGATTTTCAAATGCAGTTCCAGATAACCGCCGTCGTTCTTTTCGGTTGCTTTTACTTCCGAATCAGTAATAACGACCGGATGTTTGCCAATCGGCAAACTGCCTGTGCCTTGTTCCGGGTTAAAATCTTTAGCGTTGAATGCTGCGATAAGTTGAGCCATTTTATTACCTTTTTGCAAAAAGTTCCTGCCAATTATGCGGCTTGGCAGGTATGCCGGTTGTTACGACATTGCTTTTGAAAACAATGCTGTTAAATCTGGCGGTTCAAGTTCGGCCAATTGTCCGCTACGATCACGCGCCATATATTCAAAGTTTTCTACGGTACGAATTGCGCGCTGTGGCTGTACCATGCCGGGAACACTGTGCAAACCTAAATGCAAAATTTCGTCGTACATGTGCGGAACTTTTACGTTCAAGTCTTGACCGGGAAAATACGGCTTCTTTTTGCCGGTTCCGTCTTCAATACCTTGCTTGGCAATTAACAGAATGTGCTTTTGCGGCAAGTAGTAAAGCGCGTTGATAAGTTCCATCGTCGCAATTGACATTTTACCATATGCGGCGCGACCGTCTTTATTTTTTTTCGGGTTAAGTTCGTCAGTTAAAATGATTTCGGCCAACTGCGAAATACTATCAATGCCTAGCGTATCGTATTGCTTCGCTTCAGACGACGTAAAGAACCATGAAAAAAATTCTTCAATCTTCGGACGCGTATACGCTTCCCATGTTGGGATGTTAGAGTTACGCATTGACAGCAAACCCGGTTCAACTGCGCACAATACAGGACGCGGCGCGGTCGTAAGCAATGGCGTTTTGCCACTTCCGGGACCGCCGAAACATACGGCTTTCACGCCGAAGCGTTGCGCAAGCTGCGAAGCTGGTTTAAGGTCTTTGTTGTTCATGGTTGCTTTCAACCCCGGTCACATGTGGGCAACCGGGGCATACAATTACTTCGTGCCTTTTGGCGGGATGATTTCAAGTGTTGGTGCGCCTTCCGACGTTACGATAACCGTGTCAATCAAAGCCTTTGCAGCTTCGGGTAACAGCTTGTATTCGGTCAACGACAAGTCCGGCGTCCATTTTACCAAACGTTCGGCAATCAAACCGCCATTTTCAATGGTCTTTTCGATTTTGTCGAGAATGTCGTCAATCGCGTGTTTGTTGACTTTTTCGCCGTCTTTAATCCAACCGTAGTTGATTTTCTTGACAGCCTTTGCGATCCAACCGCCGCCTAATTCTACGCGCTCGGTTCCGGCTTTCTTTGTCGGATCGAATGCAAAATCAACAGCTTCTTTGCGAAACTTCATTTCATTTTCTTTGGCAATTTCAAGCGCCAATTTCGATGCTTCCCAGACTTGCAAACGGCGGTCACGTTCGGCAATGAATTCATATTCGGTATATACGCGAATTTCGCCGGTTTCTTTGTTTGTTACTTCGATTTTTTGCGGAACCATTATTATTTCCTTTTCGGTTAGACCGTAGCAAGTTGCTTCGGATAGAAGAACTATACTACGGCCAAATTACGTTGTCAAACTATTTTTCAAGAATACGACGCTCTTGTGACAGATTGCGGTTTACCGCGTCATATTCGGTGAATTTGTTTGGATAACGCGCCCGAAGTTTGGCAATGTTCGTGCGTTGCGCTTGATCGAACGTAAAACCGCCAGCGTAAGCGACTACGGCGTTATACCACATTTGGTCGCCGGTTTCTTCTTTGATGTTTATGTAGTCGAATTTTTCGCCGTTGAACAAGGTTGCATACAATGCTTCCAGTTGTTCCCCGGCTTCGGTTGCGCCGCCAATCAGACCATGAATCAGCATTTCGCCAGTGCTGCGGGAATCGAACCAATCCGGCAAACCGTGACAGTTTTTAAACACGTTGGCTTGCGTGTCAATCGAAGGGTCCAAAGGCTTGCCGTAAAAAAGCGTTTTCTTAATCTTATCAAGTTCTTGCAATGCTTCGATAGCACGCGCCAGAACGTTATCGAACATCGCAAGGCTTACCATTTCGCCGTGGAATTGATCCGACAATGTGCTCATTGCTTCGCCAACATAGTCAAATTTGGCTTTTGTCACTTCATCCGAAAGCACTACGGCGGCGCTTGGGTAGCAACCTTTCAAACCTTCCTTGCGTGCGGTCGCTGCAATCTTGTGTGCGTCTTCGATATCACGGCATACGCCGTAACCCTTGATTTGCTCGGTTGTCATATTCGCGGTTCCTTGTAAGTGCTGGCGGGTTGCCAACGTCCAACACAATAGCCGCAAATGCGCGTTGCTGTCAAACAAAAATTTTTGTTTGGTAAATCTTATTTTAGCGTGTATATTGCGGGATGCTAAACTGATTGCCCACATGCAAGGCTGCACAAAATGACCGAACTTACATCGCTGCGAGACAGCACCCGCCAACTGTTGCTAGACCGGCCAGCGTCGTTGTCTACTGCAACCATTGCCAAAGAAATTAAAGTGTCTACAGCGTGGATTACAGCGTTTGCACGCGGGGCTATTGACAATCCCGGCGTAAACACTATCGAAACGCTAAACGCTTACTTGAAGAATAACGCAAAGAAGGCGCGCTAAATGTTCCAAAATATCCCGCACGAAATGCGAGTTTGGCCGCAGTTTGTCGTATGGCGTTACGAAGAAACCGAAGGCCCAAAGCCTACAAAGGTTCCGTATTCGCCGCGCAATTTGCGTCATGCAAGTGTCAACGATCCTTCAACCTGGGCGACGTTTGACGAAGCTGTAGCAGCGGCAAATAACAATAACGGGTACGCCGGGATTGGCTTCGTATTGACCGAAGCGGACCCGTATGCATTTGTTGACCTTGATAATCCATATGAAACAAAAGAAGACGGTTCGTACAAACATGCGAACCCTGACGAAATTATGCAACGTCAGTTACACATTTATAACGAATTCAATTCCTTTTCTGAATACTCGCCATCGGGCAAAGGATTGCATATCATTTGCAAAGGTTCGCTAGAATCTGGCCGCAAACGTTCGTCTATTGAAGTGTACTCAAGTCAACGTTTTATGACGATGACGGGTAACATTTACAACAACGCGCCTATCGTAGAGCAACACGAATTACTCAACGCATTGCATAAGCAAATGGGCGAAGGTAAGAATGCACAAGCATTCTATGCAGGTCTTGAACACGCCAAGCTTACCGACGAACAAGTGTTAGAAATGGCCGGAACCGCCGCAAACGGTCCGAAGTTTACAGACCTTTACTATGCCGGTGATTGGGGTAAATATTATCCTTCGCAGTCAGAAGCCGATTTAGCGTTAGTTGATATCATCGCGTTTTATAGCGAAAATCGTCAACAAGTGCAAAAACTGTTTCTGTCGTCCAAGTTAGGCCAGCGCGAAAAGTCAAGGGCGCAGTATCGTATTAACTATATGCTGGCCAAATGCTTTGATCGTATGTTGCCGCCTGTCGATATCGACGGGTTGCGCAACCAAGTCAACGAAGCTGTAGAAAAACGCCAACGTCAAGACGCTGAAAAAGCACGCGCTAAGAAGCCGACAGTGAAGCATGAACAAGCCGAAGCATCGCCGGAACCATCGAACAGTATTTATAGTGTACCGCCTGGGCTTGTTGGCGAAATTGCCAAATTCATCTATGCGCAAGCGCCCCGGCCTGTTGCGGAAATTGCTCTTGCTGGCGCGCTCGGTTTGGTAGCCGGTATTGTGGGAAGGGCTTACAACATTTCCGGGACCGGACTTAATCAATACGTGTTGCTATTAGCTCCAACCGGAACAGGTAAGGAAGCTATTGCAAGCGGCATTGACAAGCTTATAGCGCAAGTTATTCGCGCTGTGCCAGCCGCAAGCGAATTTATCGGTCCTGCTGAAATTTCATCGTCCCAAGCATTGACGAAATACATGTCGAAAACGGCGGCATCTTTTGTTAGCTTAATCGGTGAATTCGGATTAATGATGCAACAAATGTGTGCGCCGCACGCGCCACCGCACTTATTAGGGCTTCGCCGTATGTTGTTGGACTTATACAACAAATCAGGCGAGGGAAAAGTAATGCGGCCTACGATTTACAGCGACCGCGAAAAGAACACAAGCGCAATTCTTGCACCGTCTTTTACCGTCCTGGGCGAATCGACGCCCGAACGTTTTTACGAAGCGCTTAACGAAGATATGATTTCAGAAGGTCTGTTACCGCGTTTTACCGTTATTGAATACAAAGGCAATCAACCGCCGTTGAATAAAGATGCATCTTTTGCGCGTCCATCGTTTGAAGTTATCGAACGTCTTTCTACACTTTGCGCGCATGCCTTGATGTTGAACAGTCAGCATAAAGCAATCAACGTAGGTTTTGCACAAGGCGTTGAGTCGGAAGCAAACGCATTTGAAGAATTTTGCAGAGCAAATAATAACGGTGCGGACCGCGATTTAAAAAAACAGTTCTGGACTCGTGCCCACATGAAAGCGTTAAAATTGGCGTCGTTAATCGCAGTCGGTTGTAATCCGTATGAACCAATGATTACAACAGAAATATTTGCATGGGCGACAACAATTATCGTTGCCGATATCCGCAATTTCCTGGGCCGGTTTGATGCTGGCGATGTAGGAAGCGATAACGACGAACAGAAGCAATTAAATGAAGTTGTGCGCGTAGTGCGGGACTATGTTGTTAAGCCCTGGTCCGAAGTACAAAAGTATAGTACGTCACCGATTGGCCTACACAGTGAACGTATTATTCCGTTTAGTTATGTGTCGCGTAGATTGGCCGCATTGTCCGTATTTCGTAAGGACCGGCGCGGAAGTGGCAAGGCAATGGAACTTGCAATAAAGACCCTTTGCGACCGGGGCGACCTTCAAGAAGTAAGCCGCGCTACGCTGGCAAAGGACCACAACACTACGGCGAAGTGCTACATGATTTCGACGCCAAAAGTATTCGGCCTGTAATGCTTGACAACCGCGAAGTATTCGCCTATTCTTTGAGTTCGCTTCGGTAGTGTGCGATAGCGTGGAGTTTGCCTAACGGCGAGCGTCAACGCCCTTGACAGGAAACACCCGTGATTAAGCCCCTAGACCTGCAAAGTTCTAGGGGCTTTTTCTATTGTGCGACGTAAACACGAATCTTCGGTCTGGGCTTCGGTGTATCCTTGTTCTGACCCCAAGCATAGACCGGCGTCCATGGTCCTACGTTAGCATCGCGCCGCCATCCTTCAATGTGGGTTTCATCGGCATCATGCAACGCCTTCAAATGTTCCCTTGCATTTCTTACGTCAATTTCGCAAATCAATTCGGCATCAAACGCCGTTATTCTTCGCCCTTTCTTTAGTTCGTTGCGTAAAAGTTCGCAGCCATCGCTTTTCAATCGTTCGCGCATGTTCGCCTATCTAAGATTAGTACCATTTTGGACGCAACCGAGAGTACATAATTCTAGTGCCGAAATGGCAATAAAGCATTAGTTAATGCTGACTTTTTGGAAAGTAATTGCGATGAATCCAGACGAACAGGAACACGCGGAATACACAGCGGGGCAACCCGAAATTTCAACCGAACAAAAGAGGGATGATATGGGCATGGATAATCTGAGCGACAAAATTAACGTAAACGTTGGCGAACAGGCAGCGGGTGGCGCTGGTGCAATGCTGCCCATGGTGGCGGCTATGTTGGGCGGTCCACGGGATGGCCTGGGCGGTGCTGGCGCGCTTGGCGCTGGTGCTTTGGGCTTTGTGGCCGGGGCGCTGATTGGTGGCCGTCGCAGTGGCATTCTGGGCGGCGGTGGCGATGAAGGCGGCGGCGCTGAGACTCGCATTCAGGACAACGCGGCTACGCTGGCAATTCTGGGCAAGCTGGGCAACATCGAAGCCGCAATTCCGCTGCAAACCGCACAAATGACCAACGTTATTCTTGCGCAAACCAACGAAATTCAAACGCTAGCCGCAGCCGCAGCATTGGCGAATGCGCAAGGCTTTGCAGCAGTAAAAGATTCGGTGCAGAATGTCGGCGTCATAAACTTGCAAGCAACGCAAGCGCAAGGCGATCGTATCGCCGCACTGATCAACGAAACCAACACGGCGAACCTTAACCGCCTGTTGACCGTTGCCGACCTTGACCGCCGTGACGAAACCAACCGCGCCCGTTCGCGTGAAGTTGAAGTAAACGTAACCCAAACCGTTACGCAAAACCAAGCCCAACTTCAAGCGCAAGCCCA